AGAATTTTTTCAGTAACTTTAATCATGTTAACTGTGGAGTTTTCTGCTGTAGCGTAGAAGTAATATAGTAGTTGTTCACACTTTAGGTGAGGGAAAGCGTTTCGACGCATTCGAATAAGTCTATCGTATGTGCACATTACTCCACCCTCTGGGAAAGACTCTGTAAGGTCGTTTATTGTTGATGGTGTGCTTGGAAAGAATGGGACAGTTCCGAAGCCTAGCCCCTCCAGCTTTTCCTGAAGGTAGTGATTTACCCACAAAGCAGGGGTGTTTAAAATATTAACTCTATTTGGGTTACTCACTTGCACCAGCTCCTGCCATTACCATCCATCTATAGCCAGTCTGTATTCCAACTGATCTTCCATTAATCTTACCAGAATTCATGTTCTTCTTGTAGGTTATTGGATTGCTTAGGTAGTCTTTGAGACCGCTAACAATTATAAATGATTGTGTAAGATATGTTCCAAAAAATTGTTCTACCGTTCTTTGCAAGCCACCCATGGCGTAAGCACCACCTGGCTTCTTTACTTGCACTGGCTTAGAGGTTACAATCTGTTCTCCGTCAATATTAAATGATAGGATGTCTTTGTTCTTAGGTTTAATTGTAACTGCACGACCCTCTTCCATAATCTGTGCCTTATCATAAAAAGATACATTAGATCCATCCTTAATGGATTGTGACTGTCTAAAAGAATAGTCAAAGGAAACGCCATTTCTCATAAGCATAAAGTGGATGTCAAAAAGTCTTTCGGATCTATTTCCTGAGTTGTACCACTCGTATACGTGCTGAAGCATCTGTGGGTTTGCTCTTGCATTAGAGTCTACAAATTCTCCCAGTAATGCTGACATTGATACTCCAACATTCTGAAGCATTCCATACTTACCTCTTTCAGTACCCTCTAGAAACCCCTCTGAGTATTCTACTATGTTATTCATTTCTTTAAAAAATGCTTTATCGTTAAATGTTATTTTCATAGATCTGCCGCCTGGTTCTCTGATCTGCGAATAATTGCTTTGTAGTATTCTTTGGTTCCAAATGGACCAACAATTGGCTGGAATGTGGCAATCTCAAAAATTGTTGCTTTACCTTTTCTTGCTCCAGAAGATTCTTCATAAATAACTACTCCATTTCTATCGCGAATGTTTGTAACAATTATGTTTGTTGTTGAGAAATCTTCTGACATCGATGACTCTAAGATATTACTTCTTGTTCTGCCAACCATGGAATTTTCCACAGTTAGATTGACGTTTGGAGTAATGTCTTCTTTGTATCTTCTACCAGCAGGACCAAAGAAACAAGCAATGCTTCTGTCAAGCACCCACTGCTTCTTTAGGTTTCCGTATGCTCCAGCCTCTACTATTGGATAGTAAATGTCAGCTAGTAGTGGGTAGATAAAGTCTGTTTGCTCGCATGTTGTCATTAGATAATGCCTGGCTTAAACACACTGCCCTTATATCCATTAAGGATTTTATCTACAATGAGGTTTCCAGTTCCCTCCAAGAATTGTGGTGCAAACTTAAGATCAAATTGATCTGTTTTGTATTGTGTAATGAATCTCTTATAGTAGTCATTGTTCCCACACTTTAGATCTTCAATTAACATCATTGCTGCCTGTTCTACGTCTGGTGGCACAGCCTTGTATCCTACGTCTAGAATGAGCGTGTAGTCATATCCCCTAGGGAACGCGGAACCAGTGTATCCGTAGTAGTTAAGGTCTCCAGTAGCCACTGGTAGCCTTACAGGGCTACTCTCGTATCGGTTGTACCCACCATCAATCATTCTAATAATTGCAGAGTTATTTGGAGAAATTCCGTATATTTGTGTCCAGAGTCTTTGCACCTTTCCAAGCGTGTTTGGAGTGCTGTCCACAAACTCTTTTTTAATTGTAAACTCTGTTGAGCTGATTATCTCGTCAACTGCAAATGTTTTGTTATATTCGTCTGGTGCAAATCCAGTAAAGGTTATGTGATCCCCCACAGCAAATGTGTGCTCGGAAGATGTTTCGATAATGGTATATCCCACTGGTGATGATGGCAATGACGACACCACAGAAAGTGCTACATCTTCTCCGTTGAATACAAGAACATTGTTCTCGTATACTTTTAAGATTTTCTTTGGCATGTGCCAGATTGGGAAGTAGTCTGTTCCATCTCCGATACCCTGCACAATAAGTTTGTGATTGTAGAAGCCTTCTCCAGTTGCAGAGTCATTGCCAAGATAGGCATCGATGATTGATCTGGCTATAATTTCAAGTCTTTTATATTCAGCAATTTCTGTTGCTGTTCCAGTTGTAGCCAATATTGTTGGATCTACGTATGGTCTATAAACTGTAAGATTTGAGTCTGTTACAATTTCACCATAAATGTCTGTGTCATAAATTTTAAATGAGAAGTCCCTGTCAAACTGTACTTTTGAGCGTGGAAGTATGTAGGTCACTTGTGAGTTAGCATCTGATGTTACTTGTAGGGTTTCTACTGAGTGATCAACCACATCCTCAATGTGAATCAAGTATGGTGATGAAGCATCTGGCACATCCCATTTAGTTGTGATGGGGTATGGCGGTAATCTTAGAACTTCCATTAGTAGTTAAACTCCTTAGCGACTTCTTCAGGCTCTACGATTCGAACATGATCTCGTTCAATCCACTTCTCTGCCTGTTCTCTGTTTACAATATTGTATCCATAGTTGAGTCTTCCAACTTCCGCCCAATAAACACTCTTGGTTGAATACAATGCAACCTTCTTGGGTAGAGTAGTGTTATCTGACATAGTTATCTTTATTTATTATAGCATCAAATTAGAAGAAGGGGGTAGAGAACTTAATCCCTACCCCCAACTAATTGGTTGGTCAACTATTAGCTAGTTGCCTTGGTTGCGAATGCTACTGCATCCTGCTCTTCCCAGTTGATTCCGAAACGAACGAATACGGTGTATTCGATTGTGTCCTTCTTAGGAACGTAGAAACGGTTAACTGTGATATCTCTCTGGAAACCCCAAATACGGTTCTGAGGGAATGTAAGGTCTACATAACCTGCAGGGTAGTAAGGAACTTCTAGAACAGGGATACCTAGAACACGAGTCTGACGAGCGTTACCAAAAGTCTGGTCAACACCGCCAAAATATGATCCGCGAGCTGCCTCAGTTGATCCAATTGAGTCAAATACAGTACCGTTATTGCGAACAATGTTTGCAAAGGTATCGGTTCCTGCATAGAACTTTAGACCACTCTGGATAGCACGGTACTTGCGTGGGAGGGCAAGGATAATCTTTTGCATATCCTCCATGCCCCACTCAATACCTGCAGATACAACAGCTTCGTGAGCGTAGCCATCGTCCTGTACCTTGTCTAGGAATCCAGGCATGATGTTCAGGAACGCGTCCTGACCAGCACCAGTACCATTGATTGCTAGGTCTTCGATGTCATTACCGAAAGCGTTGGTCATTAGACGAACCAAGTGGTCCTCTAGTGCACCGCCTTCAATATTGTCCTCTAGAGACTCGGCTGATACTTCCCAGTCAAGACGTAGTTTCTTGGTAGTTAGTTCAACCTTTGAGAAGGTGGCACCAGCATTTGTAAAGCTAGCGTCACCCTGGTTTGCTGCACGAACGACACGCTCGCCAACGTTAACCTTCTCAAGCTCCATAGTGTTAGCTCGCATGGTTACACGGCGACCGTCATTGGCGAGAGTAGTAGCGTCCCAGACATAATCGATAAAACGACGAGCCTGTTCAGGACGTAGGATACCAGCACCTTCGTAACGTGGGTTTTCGGTAAATGATGGGTTTACAGCGTTAGGACCAGTTGTTAGTCCTAGGTTTGCGTCACCTTCTGTGTTTCCCAGATAAGCGAACGCTGGGTCTGTTACACCACCAATACCACCTGCTAGGAAACCACCATCCGCGTTTGGGTAGGTAGTTGGAGCAGGGTTATTCTTTTTAATTTCTTCCGACATATTTTTCACCTCCAAGTGATTTTTGTTTTTTTTGAACCTATTTTAGTAGGTCGGATGTTGTGAGGAAACGTCCACCCCATACTGATTTTTCAACCATTGCTGGTTCCTGAATAATCTCACCGAGATCACCAGACTTGCGGAAAGCTGTGTCAGCTGCTACTGCATCGATACGCTTTCCAAGATTGTTGAAGTCTCCTTCTGCATCTGCAATTTTTGCATCTGTCAGTTCGTGTGACTTCCTCAGTGCAGCAACTTCGTCAGCTAGTGACTTAACTACTGCGGTGATTTCGCTAAAGGCTGATGTTACGGCATCCTTTAAGTCAGTAACAGCATCTACTGTAACCTCATCTGACTTCTTTGCCTCATCTTCTTCTGAAGACTCTTCTTCTTCATCTTCGCTTTCAACTGAGATTTCGACTTCTGGCATTGCTGCCTTCTCTACATCTGCAGCTGATGCTTCGACAACAGCATCTGCCTCTGGAGCGATTTCAACAGCGACTTCCTCTACAACTTCTTCAGTTGCTGGAGCGTCATTTATAATTTCTTCTGTCATATTACCATTCTCCTTATTAATCTCAATTGTATTAATGCCTTTAGCACTATCAACCAAGAACTTTATCATGTCTACTTTTTCGTTGTCGCTCTTCTCTACGAAACCAATGTTCTGCATTGGTAGACCATTCACTGGGCTTGTTGCTGATTCATTGTCAGATACTGTTACTAGACCAGACTCTTTATCCCAGAATACGTTTTCGATTACTAC